TCCGTCCTGAGTGTGCTATCGAACTTGTTTCCTAACTTAGGATTCTCTCTTCGGTGTTGGGGAGGTTTGGATTCGTTCCACTCCCCTTCACTGATATTTTTATTTATTAAGCTATGGCACTGACAACGAAACTAGAAGCGGTAAACATTATGATCTCTGTAATAGGAGAGTCACCTGTTAATACTTTAAGTGGAACAAGCGTTCCTGTAACCGTTACACAAGCAGTCCATGCGTTAGAAGAAACTAGTAAAGCTATTCAATCAGAAGGATGGCATTACAATACAGAGTATGATTATCCATTAGTACCAGATTCTAGTACTAGTAAGATTACTCTTCCAATTAACACTTTAAAGGTAGACTTAGACCCTGAGATATACACAGACTCTGATCCTGTACAACGAGGCACTAAACTGTACGACAGGAAGAATCACAGAGAGACTTGGACCAAGGACTTGAAAGCTATCATTACTTTTGAGTTGGATTTTGAAGAACTACCTGAACAATTTAGACATTACATAGCTGTTAAATCGGCTAGAATATTTGCTGCTAGGTTCTTAGGCAGTCGTGAAATAGAAGGGTTTGCTTTGAGGGATGAGATAGAAGCAAAAGCTAGGGCTATTGAAAGTGATACTGAGAATGCAGACAGAACTATCTTTGATAACTACAGCGTACTAAGAGTACTTGACAGGTAAAGATGCCACTGCTTCACACCAGTATTCCTAACCTTGCCCAAGGTGTATCACAACAACCTGACAATTTAAGATACCCTGGACAGTGTGATGAGCAGATAAACGCTTGGTCAACTGTAGTAGAGGGACTTGTTAAAAGACCTAACAGTAGGTTCTTATATGACACAGGACTAGGTGCTGATATAAGTACTAATTTATTCAGTCACTATGTGGACAGGGACGATGAGAACCAATACCTGATTACTTATGACTCTACCAATAAACTTAGAGCATTTGATCTTACTGCTGTAAGTATAGGTGCTGCTACTATTTCTATTAGCGTTGAGGACTCTACTGCTAGTTTGTATCTTACAGGTGCCACTAACCCTGTTAAAGACCTCAGAGCGTTAACCATTGCAGACTCTACCTTTCTAGTTAATAAAAATAAGACTGTAGCTAAGGACTCCACTTTTAAATCTAAGGACTTAGAAAAGGAAGCTTTAATCTTTGTTAAACTAGGAGACTACGAAAAGACATACGATGTATTCCTAGATGGTCAGCTAGTTGGAAATACAGGAGGATTACAAAGCAATAAAGTACCTCCTGCTGGGCATACATATGAAAGTGGAAGCGATTCAAGTGGAGAGCACGCAGATACTGAGATTATAGCAGAAGATTTGCAAACTTGTATAAATGCTTTTGTAGGATCAGCAGGTACTGTAGAAAGTATTACTTTTAGTGGTACAGGAGCATCAGGATTTACACCTACAGGAGGTAATTTTAGGAGGAAAGTTAGCTATACATATACTGTTAGTCAAACCGTAGGTGGTGGTGCTATAGCCACAGGTGCTGGAGGAACTCTTGTATTTAACTCTAGTGGACAAGTATCTAGTTCAACTTTAACTTTTAAAGGCACAGGATACGATTCAGACACTACTACATTTCCATTGTCTGTATCTATTAAGAAGATAACTTCTATAAGAGTTGATAAAGGTATAAGAAGTATTAGCGGAAGATATTCTACGACATACGAAACTCAGATTATAACAAGTGCATCTCTAGGCTTTACTTTACCTACCATATCTTCTTCCAGTGTATCAGGATCAACTACTAAGTTCACAACGGAGAGACAAGGGAGTGTCATAAAGATAATATCTGATTCTGACTTTCAAATTAAAGTAGCAGATGGATTATCTGACCAAGCGTTAGGTGTTATATATAAAGAAGTAGACAGCATCACAGACTTACCTAAATCCTGTTTTGATCTGTTTAGAGTTAAGATCATGGGTGATGCAGACTTAGATCAAGATGATTACTATGTTAAATTTAAAACCAAGGATAACGAAGACTTTGGACAAGGTAGTTGGATAGAAGATGCAGGATGGACAAACGAAGGTACAGATAAGTCGGAGTCATTAGGTTTAGAAACATTTTTAGATCAAGACACAATGCCTGTAAGATTAGTACCTACTCCGTCCACAGGTAAGATCACAGGATTTACATTGAAGTTGATTGATTGGACACCTAGAGGAGCAGGAGATGACAACACTAATCCATTTCCATCTTTTACAGGTTCTACAATTAATGATATATTCTTTTTTAAGAACAGGTTAGGAGTGTTGACTGATGATGCTGTAGTGTTCTCTGAAGCAGATGAATACTTTAATTTCTTTAGGACTACCACACAATCTCTGTTAGACTCTGCTCCAATAGATGTAGGTGTATCACACACTAAGATTAGTATTCTTAAACACGCACAAGCTTTCCAAGAGAAGTTAATGTTGTTCTCTCCGAAGACTCAGTTTGTACTTAGAGGTGGAGATTTGTTAACACCTAAGACAGTGACCATATCACCAGTCACTGAGTATGATGTGTCAGAAACTATTCGTCCGTTAGCACTTAGTAGTTATATATACTTTAACTTTAAAAGAAATAACTTTGAAGGACTGCTTGAGTACACAGTGGATAATAACACTGAGACTTATAATGCATCTGAGATAACAGAACAGATAAACAAGTACATACCTACTAACATAGTCAGGATGGAAGGTAGTGCAGCTGAGAATATGGTGGTTGTACAATCAGACAGTGACTATAAGAAGTTGTATGTATATAAATACTTTTGGCAGGGAAGAGAAAAGATACAGAGTTCATGGATGACTTTCTCCTTTGCTAGGAATGTTAGAAGTTTCTTCTTTATTGAAGCTACACTTTATGTTGTAACCACCGATTCAGTAGGTACTTATATAGAAAAGATACCAATGGAGAATGGACTTGTTGAGAGTGACAGGGACTATACTTTATTGTTAGATAGTAGGATTGCCAGTTCAAATGCTACCTATGTCAGTTCTGTTGCTTATACTAGGAGTGGTGGATCAGGGTTGAGCTTTAACAGTACTACTCACTTTGATGTTACTAAGATAGTATCCACTGGAGGATTTGTATTCAGAGAGGGTATGGCAGTGTACACAAAGAATGGTAACAGAAGAGCTTTGACTATTAGTAACTCTGTTAATACAGAAGCTATAGTTGATGGTAGGTTAGTAGCTTATGTTAGTTATAGCTCTGATTCTTTAGTACAATACAACAGTGTTAAATACATCTGTACACAAGCACATACATCAGACTCAGCTAAACAACCAGGAACAGGAGCAGACTGGACATCGTATTGGAGGAAAGTAGATACAACATTACCAGCTGTAGATTGGGCTTTAAGTCAGAGTTACACTAAAGAAATTTATTACAAATGTATCGCAGGACATACTTCATCTTCTTCGATATTACCTACTGATGTATCTAAATGGCAGGTAACCTCAGAAGTTGTAAGTGCTCCTCTTTGGTCAGATCAAAACTATGAGTACCTAAGTGATGAAGATTTCTTCATAGGATTTGAATATGATATGTTATACAGGTTCTCTAAGCAGAACTTAAAACAACCTACAGAGAGAGGTGGACGATCTGCATCTGATTATACATTCCAAACTATTCGTAACGGTAGTATTGAATATGCAGACACAGGACACTTCACTGTAGAAGTAACACCTAAATTTAGAGATACATACACTTACACTTACAACCCAGCTTTGTTAGCCTCTGTCAGTACACTTAGTAAATTCACACCTGAGACTGGATTCTTTAAGTTTGCTGTACAAGCTCAACCTAATGATGCCACTATCGAAATTAAATCTTCTAGTGCTTTACCAGTGAAACTGTTAGCAGCAGAGTTTGAATCAACAATTATAGCAAGGAGTAGAAGATATGGAGGTTAGGATTGAACCTAGTATGGCAGACCTCGATGCTCCTATGTTATATGAGGACTTACGAGAAGAAGATATGATGGAGTGTATTGGATTGATGCACCATCCTAGAGATGCTGTGTACGGTTCATTTGAATCAAGTAGTAAGTGCTATAGCGTCAAGACAGATCAAGACGGTCTATTAGCTTGTTTTGGAGTTAGTCCTAGAGGGAATGTAGGTATAGCTTGGTTGTTAGGTACTAGGAATTTTTATACGATAAAGAAGAAATTTGTTAAGGAATCACAAGAGTGGGTAGATGACTTGATGGATGGATTTGACTACTTAACAAACTATGTCATGGAAGCTAATACACTAAGTGTCAGGTGGTTAACTTGGTTAGGTGCTACTTTTGAGGATTGCAATTATCCTGGTTATAAGTCATTTAAGATAGAGAGGAAGTAATATGTGTTTACCATTAGCAGTAGCAGTACCATTAATATCCGCAGGAGTAGGAGCAGCTTCCGCAGGTTTACAGTATGCAGGACAAAGAAGACAAGCTAAACAACAAGCAGCGTATCAAGCACAGTCAGCAGCAGCAGAGCGTCAAAGAGCGTTACAGGAACAGTCCTCAATTAGGATGCGACAAGCACAAGAGCAAGAAGCTACGGCTAGGGA